CATGAAAAAAACTAAAAAAGGCAATGTAGTTAGAGTAGATTTATCAAATGTAGAATCAAGAGGACCACTAGTTCCTGAAGGAGACTACACAGTAAGAGTATCAGAGATTGAGCTTAAAACTAGTGAAAAGGGGTCACAATACATTCAATTTGTATTGGAAATAGTATCAAAAGCTAGTAAAGGGTCTAAGTTATACCATATTGCATCTTTACAACCCCAAGCTTTATTTAATCTCAAAAATACTTTAATCGCTTTGGGAGTTACAGTTCCAACTAAAGCTATGGATTTAGATTTAGATGAATTAATAGGGCTTGAAATGGGAGTTACAGTTGAACATGAAACTTATGATGGTAAAAAGAAAGCTAGAGTTATGGAAGTATTCCCAATTGATGATGGTAATACCCCAGATGTTGAGGAAGAAGAGGACGAAGAAGAGGACGAAGATGTTGAGGAAGAAGAGGACGAAGATGAAACAATGGATTATGAATCCATGACAGATGATGAATTAAAAGCAGAATGTAAAAAAAGAGGACTTAAATCAAAAAAGAAAGATACTAAGAAAAGACTTATCAAAAGACTTGAAAAATCAGATGCTGCTGGGAATGAAGAAGAGGATGAAGACGAAGAGGATATATAATAATGGGGGCCTTCGGGCCCTTATTTCTATTTTAAGGAGTAGTGATGATATGTTAGAATCAAATTTAGTGTATAAAATTATGCAAGTTTTAAAAGCTAAAACAAAATGTAAATGGTTAAAAATTCATGGCGGTCCATATCAAGAGGCTGGCATTTCTGACATAGTTGGATGCTATAAAGGTATATTTATTGCTTTAGAAGTCAAATTACCTGGAAAAGAAGGTGAATTAAGTGCTTTACAAAATAAATTTTTAAAAGACATTATTACATCAGGTGGAATAGGTCACATGATTACTTCAGTAAAACAAGCCTTAGATATTATAGACAGAATAGACCAAGGAGGTTATAATGAGTGTTTTAAAATTAAAGCCTTACGACTATCAAAAAAAGGCAATACTAAAAGCATTAAAAAACCCTAAAATCGGCTTATTTATGGAGCAAGGAACTGGAAAGACATTAGTAACAATTGCCACAATAGGAAAGAGGTTTGAACAAGGCAAAATAACAAAAGTATTAATAGCCGCCCCATTATCTGTGGCTAGTGAGTGGGAAAGACAATTCGAAGAACATGCTAATTTTGAATATGAAATTTATAATCTTTTAGATATGAAAATACCTAAAAGAGTCGAAATATTAAAAACTTTAAAATCTAATAAATTACAAATTATAATTATAAACTATGATGCTATAAGACTTATGGTTAAAGAACTTACAAAGTGGAATCCACATATGATAGTTTGCGATGAATCTCAGAAAATTAAAAATCCCTCGGCTAAAGTAACTAAAAGCTTAATAAAAATAGGCAAGGAATCCTCGTTTAAAATGATACTTACGGGAACCCCTATTTCTAAGGGGCCTGTTGATATATATTCTCAAATGCAATTTTTAGATGAAAAAATAATGGGTATGAAATTAAAGGAATTTAAAAATAGATATATGGTAATAACTAATATTCTAGGTTATCCAAAAGTGTTAGGTTATAAAGTAATTGAGGGAGATAAATATTATGACCCCGAAATAGCTGAAGAATTTTATAATAAAATTGATACTTATGTTTATAGAATAACTAAAAAAGAAGCTTTAGACTTACCTGTAGAACGCACCCAAAATATATATAGTTTTTTAGAGGCCAGAGCTTTTAAACGCTACAAAGAGTTAAAAGATGAAGCTTTATTAGAATTAAAATCTCACTCAATTACCGCAGCATTAGCCATAGTTAAAATATTACGCCTTCAACAATTTGTGGGTGGATTTATAAAAACAGATGATGGAATAACAGTAAAAGTAAGTAATAGTAAACTTAAAACCCTATTTGAAACTATAGAAGAACTCTATAAGGAACATAAACTAGTCATATTTGCCCGTTTTATACCCGAGGTGAAAGCTATATCAAAAAAATTAAAAGAACTTAATATTGCCCATTCTGTGTTAACTGGTAAAACTAAAAATAGAGGTCAACAAATTAAACAATTTCAAACGGATAATAATTATAGAATATTTATTTCACAAATACAAACAGGAGGAATAGGTATAACTCTCACCGCTGCCGATACTGCTATATTTTATTCTCTATTCTCACTCATAGACTACGAACAAGCTAAAGCAAGAATACACAGAATAGGTCAAACTAAACCAGTGACTTATATACATATATTGGCTGATAAGACTCATGATTTAAAAATCTTTAAAAATATTATTAAAAAAGTTGAAGTATCTAGTATGGTTTTAAGTCATTTAACTTCAATACTCGAATAAGAATTTTAAAAACTTTTAAAATTATCCTTTACAAATGTTGAGAAATAGTATAAAATAGAAATGTAAAATAAATCAGAAGGGGGTAATAAAATGGCTAAATTAGCTATCAGTAGAGAAACAGAGCAACAATTAGGAATTAATTTAGAAATGTTAGACATGGAAAGAGAATTAGATAATATAGTAAATGAAATTGAACACATTAAAAAAGCACCTAGTAAAGAATTACTAAGTATCAAGGCCGAAAAATCCTTACAAACATCCCTAACAATTACATTAAAAGATTTATGCAAAGAACTTAAAGCAAGCCCTAAAAAATTTAGAAGATGGTTACGCCATAATTCTGAAAGGCAAGACGGAAGATGGGAATGGAAAAACGGAAGTAAAGAATTAGCTGAAATTAGAAAAAATTATAAATAAAATTAATATAAAGAGCTGACTAATATAAATACTAGTCAGCTCATTTTCATTATCTATTTAATATTTTTTGAACTAAAGCATCTACTGGAATTTTTTGTTCATCAATTACTTTTGTCCAATAGGCTTTGTCTATTGAAACTTTTAAACTATCTAAAAGTTTTATAAATTCTTGGCCTTTTGTAGTTATTTGAGGCTGTACTTTTACTCCTACTATACTCAATGCATCACTTATAGCTTGTACAAAATCATTTTGTCTAGTCACCAATTTAGCATTATCATCTTTGTTTGAAATAAAAGCAGTTTCTATAAGTAATGCTGGCATTTTAGTATCAGCTAAGACTTGAAATCCTGCCTCTTTTACTCCTCTAGGTATAGTTTGAAGTTTATTCACAATAGCATCATGAATAGCTTGTGCTAAAGGCTTTAAAGCATCTTTGCCCCTATACACATAGACTTCAGTGCCTTTTGCTGTAGCATTAGGAGAAGAATTACAATGTATAGATATAAATAAATCCGCTTCAAAGTCTTTTGCCATATCACAACGTTTATTTAAGCTTTGACCTAAAGTAGTCCCTAAATTATCTGTAACTTTTTGCCTACTTAGCATAGTATCAATTCCCAATGCCTGAAGTTTAGTAGCTAATAAAGAACCTATGCCCCAAGTTACTATTTGTTCTGGTGTACCAAGTCCAGGGGCTCCAGTATCAGCTCCCGAATAATTATGGCCACAGTCTATAAATATTTTCATTTTATTCACCTGCTTTCGTAGGTATATCTAATGCTGTTGATTTTCCAAAGTAATACCCAACTACCATAGTAAATGCAGCAGTCATATCAGTTGGAATAGGTTTGCCTTGTATAAAAGAAAGAACGCATAGTATACCATAAATAAGTACAAAAAATAAAGTTACTACTTTTCTCACCGGCAATTTATTTAAAATTTCTGTCATGATAAAACCTCCTCTCAATTTTTTCAATAAGGGTTTTTAAAATTTCAAATCTAAGGGGCTTATCAATAAAATAATCTCCCAAAGCTTTAAAATAGGGTTCAAATACTGATATGATAATTATTATAAGTTCGGGCTGTATTAATTTAATTTGTTGAATTAATTCTTCTCCTTGTAAAGGGCCATTAATATTTATATCTGTTAATAAAATATGTGGTCTTAAAATGAGGATTTCTTTTAAAGCAATAGTACCACTATCTGAAGAGCCAATTACTTTTAGGCTAGTGTTTTGTTCTAACCAAGTGATATAATTTTCTCTCGCATGATAATTATCTTCTATAATATAAATTGTCATATGATTTATCCTCTATTTGTTAATCCAATGTTGTAAAGCTATGGTTATAGGCTCTTTTACAATGCTATAAAAAGCAATAACAATTAAAGCAATTACTAATAAATTTCTACTCAAATCTTTATCTTTTAAAAAATCTTTTACTACTAAATACCAAGGCTTGTCTCTAGTCACCTCCATTTCCACAAGTTTATCTGTGACAGCTAGTTTTTTATCTAAGTCAGATAATAAAGTAAAGAATCTTTGACTCATAATTTTCATCTCTTCTATATCACCTTTGATATCCCTCATTCTTTCATTATACTGTGCCAAAGTTTGTTCAATTTTTTCAATTTTTTGTCTAAGTACTTCGTATTGCTTTTTGAGTTCCTCAACTTTTTCCTCTAAAATTTGATTTTCCAAATTTATCTCTCCTCTCCATGCAAAAAGCACGACCTATTCAGCCGCGCTTTTATCCTCAATTATTTCTGTAACTCCATCAGCCGTGCTTTCTTGTGATAGTTGATTATATTTTTCTTGATCTATTTCATAATGATCGCCTAGCCATTTATAACATCCCGCAATAAACTTATCAGGTAATGGAATTTCTAACATTACTGGTATATAATTTTCTACAGGATAAGTTATACAATCTGTTATATAATTTTCAAAATTTAATTGTATATAAAAATTCACATTATCACTCCCTTCCTATTTTGATAGTTAATGTTTGTCCTACTGTCGCAACTGCTTTAGCATAAGCTGTACATGATTTTCTATAAAACGTTGTGTAGGCAGTGTTAGTATAATCAATGCTAGACATAACCTTTAAATCATGTAAATAAATAATATTAGTGTTATATCCTATAAGAAAAAACTTATTGTCAATAATGCCACCAAATAAAGCTACTCCATAAGTGCTGCTCATATTAGCTAAAGAACTTATATTTATAACTGTTGCTATAAATTTAGTTCCACGCAATATAGAAATAACAGTTGTTCCTGAGTATATTTGGACTAAAAGTAATTGATTTTGAAAAACCACTAAATATAAACTAGTTCCAGAATATCCAAATCCATCATTAGCAACGTTGCCCGCAGGAATATCAATCCAAGCAGTATCACTTCCGGGATATTTTTTTACATATGAATATGGTGAAGCTGATGAGTAAGAATGAGCAAAATACAATTCATTGTTATATACTTTTAGACTAATTCCACCAAGATTTCCCATAGACGGAATATTAGCAACTGCATCCCATATTGTAGTTCCTGCATTCATTCTATACATTTTCGTATAAGTTCCAGCATCATAATTCAAAATTACCCAAAGTTGATTATTAAAAACTACTGTGTCTAATCTATGCCCTTGACTATTAACTAAACTTGACGGATTTGCAATTTTTACCCAAGTATCATCTGCTGTATTCAAATAGTATGAAGTGAAATAAGGTGTTGTTGCGTGTGCTACCATTAAAAATAGTTTACCATCAAATAACTCTAATTTAACATTTCCTGGTGTACCTGTTGGTAACGTAACGGGATTTGCTAATTGAGTCCATGTTCCAGCACTACTATCATATCTATAAGTTGCTAAATAGGGCGATGCACTAATAGGATATGCTAAATATAAATAACCATTAAAACTTCGTAATGCTACACCTAATTTATTCCAAGTTGCATCATAAAATATTTTGATTGGCATAAATGTTCCTGCAACTGAATTATAATCAAACACTGTTACTTTCTTCCCGTATTGTGAAGTAGCTGCAAAATAATATTTAGAATCATGAAGAGCAGTATCAAATTTCTCATAATCCTGACTATCTAGCATTACGCCATTTGGTAATATTCCTAAATCCCAAGTTGACGTTCCTGTATTATACCATGATACTGATACATAACTACCTGTTGAATAGCCACTTGCAGGAGAACCAGTGTTACTACCTCCAACCAATAATAGTTTGGTTCCCCCAACCATTAAATCACAAACATAATGCTGTGCGTTTAGAAAATAGGTGGGTGCTGTAAGTACATCCCAGAATCCTGTTCCATTATTAAGTTTATAAGTTTTTAAATATGGAGCAGAGGATGCATGCCCTACTGCCATATATAATTCAGAATTATATACGCATAAACTACCTCTAAAAGATGATCCTGGTGGAAGAGTAGCAGGATTAGCAATTTTAACCCAAACTCCACCACTTAATGTATAGGTAGTTATATAAGGAGATGTAAAATGAAATACTGCTAAATATAGCACACTATTATATGTGCATAAATCGCAACCTTGACCATCACCTGTTGGTAAGGTTACTGGATTAACAATTTTATCAAAAACCAATGTACCAGTGTTCCAAGTATAAGTGCTGACATACGGACTTACTGCATGACTTATAGCTAGATATAAAATATTAGAATCGACATATAGTTTTATATCCGTAACATTTCCTGTTGGTGGTGTAGCTAAATTATTTAACTTTGTCCATGTATTATCTATAGTATTCAGTTTATATAAAAACGAATATTGAGCACTTGTACTTGTACCTAATGCTAAATATAATTCATTATTAAATACTTCCATAGAACAACAATTCACAGTATTTGCTGGCGCTGTGGTCGGAGTTGCTAAAGCATTCCAAACTTTATTAGCACTATCGTATTTATAAGTAAATATATAAGTTGATGTATCAGATCCTACCGCTAAATATAATTCCCCATTAAATACTTTTAATTCTGCATCGTATAAAGGTTTAGTATTTGCAGGAGCTACTTGAGCATCCCATCTTTCATAAGCTGTATTCCATATATATAATAAAACACTGTTATTAGAACTAGGAGCTGATACCATATTAGGTGTTGCCATCCATAAGTCGCCATTAAAAATACAATGTGATACTCTATAAATACCACCATAACCATATGAGAGATATTGTTGATTTGATCTACTATATCTTGTACCATATAAAACATCATTATTTGCAATGTTTCCCTGGGCTGTTGCGGTCATTTCCATAATATTATTAAGTTCACCACCCGCAGGAATAGTTAATACATCCGCTGCCACCTGTGCAAGTGTTCTTCCCCCTGCCGATGTACCACCTTTTGTAATAATATTAGCTTGTGATGTTGCCTTATCTGCTGTTATATATCCAGCTTCATCTGTAAATGTTGCCTCCGCAGGTACTTCAGTTGTGCCAATAGCAGTGCGGATAGCACTTTTGCCGTCATTGGCATTTGTAAAAGTTGATATGATAGCTGCATTAATATTTGTATCAGTCATACCACTTGATGCGGGGTCAAAATAAATATATTTACCAGCTATGCCTACCCAGCGAGTGTTTCCACCATTACCTGTTATAAGTACAGAGGTATCATTTGCGGTATAAGCACTTCCTGCAGCAATATATCTATAATTAGTATTATTTTCTAAACAAAAACTTATAATACCCTCTCTAACAGTAGTAACCGCCTTGAGGGCGGCTACTGTAGAGTATTCCATATCGTCTAATTGCCTTTGATTTACACGACTCATGAATTATTCTCCTTTATTGATATACTTATACTTCTCTTTCGACTTCTATCGTGTCGTCTATATCTAGAGGATTTGCAAAGTGTAATGTGGTTGTGCTATCCCAAATTACATCAGTACCTTTGTCCTGTTGAATACCGCCAAGTCTAACTCTTAACTTATTTTCGGCATTGAAAAGTTCGGCTGAAGCTGGAAGTGTAACTGCCTCGCCTGTAACTGTAGAAGCACCATCAGGGTCTCCTGCACCAGTCGAAAGTGTAATAACTGAATTAGCACTAAACGCAGTAGTTACTTTAAGTTTTGCTACATTAGTAGTAGTAGTTACTGGAGCAATTACATCAGGACTTACTAAACCGTTTTTAAGCGAAATAGTAGGAATATTTCTCTCTGTAACCATTTTTGTAACATTAAATTCGGCAGTAGCCGTAACTACGGTTAGAGTTAGAGTATCATCAGCAGCGATATAAACAAAAGATATTTGTAAATTTTCGCTTTCTGCCGCTCCAATTGCATCTCCGTCTGTTACAGTACTAGCACACTGAATTAATCCGTAAACTACCTTGCCACCAACTAGAATAGGGTCTTTTGTAGTAGAATCTCTAAGAGAAACTAAATTAAGAACCTGCCCAGCTGTATCTGTAATTTTAGTTGTAGCTCCTGTTCCAACTGCTCCCGCAAGAGCAGCTGCCACTACACCACCTGAATAAACAGTTGTTGTTCCTTTAGCGATATTGCCCGCTAATATTGCTGCTGGTATTAACTTTACATTTACTCCTGCCATCGTTAATACTTGCGTTACTACGAAAGGTAAAGGTTCTACAAGTCTTCTACTTAAAAAATCACTTAAAAGTGTATAGTTACCACCTTTTCTTAACGCAATCTGACCTTCATTTACTCCTCTAGCCATTTAAAACCACCTCCTTAAAATTTTCACTATAACATTTCTATTATTAGTGTTTATTGCTTTTCCCCTAAAGAGTATTCATCACCTCCTCAAGTCTAAAATTCCTAAGAATTTATGATAATTTTATCTCCATTATTCAGTAAATAATCTAAATGAAAAGAAGTAGCTGTATCATAAATAACTTCATCGCCTTTTTCTAATTCTATTCCATTTAATTTGACTAACTTATCATCAGCATCATAAAATTCATCTTCATCTTCGCCCAAATAAGCCTCGACACCCGTTACTGTATAATCAATCCCCGAATCCACATCTAAATCAATTACCGTGTTAGCTAATATGTCGCCAGTTATAATTACTAAAGTTCTTCTACTTGATGTTTCTGCTTCTAAATCTGTTATTCGTTGTTCGTGGTCTAATAACTCGATAGTATGCTGAGCTAAAATATCAGGGTGAGCTTGAGCAGTATTTTGTGACACATTAAGCGAATGAGAAATTTTTAATTCAATATTGCCCCATTTTGCTACTGGTATTGAGTCAGGCCCTACTTGTTTATAAGCAATAATTTGATAAATCAAAACTCCTTCAATCATTAACTCGTTATATAACAAAAATTGTTGATTTAAATCAGGAGTTAATTCATAAGTTTTCTCAGTCCCGTCTTCCATAGCAAATTCTATCTTTTTTAAATAAGGACCAAATATTTCAGGAAAAGTAATATCTAAATAAGTACTAACATTATCTCCATCAAATATATTACCCTCAAATATTTTCTCAAAAGACCGGTCTTCATTAAGGATATTAGTCACAATTTGTATATCTGTTGTAGCCATTATTGACCACCTACTATCTGCTCAAGCCTAGCAACTCTTTCTTCTAATAAATCAAAAGGAGTTTTGTCTAAGGGTATAATAGGGTTAATGGATTTTTCAATTTGCTTAAACTCTCCATTCTCATAAATCCAACTAGAATCTATTCCTTCAGGACACTCAATAAATTGAGCTTCTACTTCTGGTGTATATCTACCCTGAGGATTAAAATCAATTATCTCAATTATTTGAGTGTCTATTACTCTAGCAAATTTCATAAATTTCACCTCCTATCCTATATACTCTATAATACAAATTCCTTTAGTACCATCTTGCCCGTCTTGATAGGATGCTCCTGCTACAGCTGAGCCTCCTGCTCCAGCACCAAATCCTGTACCAACTTTACCTTGACCTACTCCATATAAACATTGGCAAGCACCTATACCGCCGGCTCCGAATTGAGAACCGCCACCATTATTTACATATATAGAATAAGAACTATACATTCCACCACCATTAGCATTCTGACCATTAATATTTACATCTCCGCCACTAGCTACTCCACCAACTCCAGAATATTGTCCACCATTAGCACTAACTAATGCTCCGAAAGAAGTAGTTCCACCATTTGTAACAGCTTGACCACTATGAACTCCTTTAACTCCTGCTGCTCCAACTGTTGCAGTATATACATCCCCTCTAGTTAAGGTTAAATATTTAATAACAGCAGCTCCACCGCCACCGCCCATATGATAGTCATATACTCCTGCAGAAGCATTAGCATAATCACTACCGGCTCCTCCGCCTACACAAGTGACTTTATATTTACCTGTTAGCGGAACTGTAAAAGAACCAGTAGAAGTAAATATTGATTTTGTTATTCCTCTAGCAAATATCTGATTAAATAACCAGTTAAACCAATCTGCAGCGGGTTTTTCTCCCTCAAGCCATCCTGCTGTTTTTTTACCTTCTGATGGTTCTGTTCCTGCATTATCCCATCTTGCAACTCCCATTTATTCTCCTCCTCTTCTAATAATATTTTGCTAATTCTCCTCCATAAGTTGGATGAGCTAAACTACTAAATCCATGCGTATTATCAATAACAGAAGATGAATTTTGACCTATAGTAAAAGGAGGGTCATAAGTTATAAGATAATTTATATGAACCCCTTCTGGTTTAGGTATTATATAGTCATTAGTAACTAATTGTAATTTTAAATCCACAATGTCTATTGGATTTATAAAAGAAATTAAAAAACTCATATCTTGATAATCGAATATAGCTATAGGAGTATCGGGGAAAGAAATGCTCCAAACATCATATAAGTCAGGAATAGTACCATCCCAATGATTTTTAGCAATTTTAGCTTTAATTAAGAATCTAAAAGAGTCATCATCTAAAACAGGGTCATAGCCAATAGGTTGAAAATTAAGATTTCTACTAACCCCTACTAAAATGCCTAAAATATCTAATTGGTCTCCTATAGCCACATCTAAATCAAAATCTTGGTCTAATCCTTGAGTTACTAAATATATTTCATCCACAATATTGAGATTATCTGTTAGCCAAACTATAAAATTAGAACTATTTCTATGCTCTGAAGTAATTAAATCTAAGTAATTTTGTACAGCCATATTTGCCTCCTAACTTACATTTACTGTGATGTAAGAGATATTTCCTCTAGTTACTTCATCATAATCTATAACAATATCTGCGGTACCTTGAACTCCACCATGTCTAGCAGCTGTTAAAGAAGTAACTGAAAATAAAGGTGTTTTTAAATCTGGCATTGCAGTTAAAGCTATACCCCATAAAGAAGAAATAGTTACATCTTCCCCAATTTGTAAACCATCAAGATACTCTGCTAAGTTATCTTTTATTAAGTCAGTTATTTCACTAGTATAGCCCGAGAGAGCTTTTACATTAACTACTATATCCATATCTACATAGTCGGGAATAGAAAATCTAATAGGGGTTACTTGACCATAATCATCAGTCACATTCACTGTGGTAGTTCCATTAGTATAGCATCCAATTCCCTTATTATCAAATATTGCTTGGGCTATATTTACTGCTATTCCACCTTCTACCACACAGGTAATAGAATGAGCTGGTAAACCATCAGCATCTACTATATTGGTGTCATTTTCATAAACTTGATACCTTGTAACTGCATCTATTGCTGCTATTTCGCCTTTAGTCGCTTCTAATAAACTTCTACTTGATAAAGCTGTACTAACAGCTTGTCTAGCTCTAAGTTGTGCATCAGTCTCAGTATAAGAACCTATTGTTGCTGCTGAATTATTAATAACACTAGTCCAGCCATAAGTAGGAGTACCAATTTGATTGATATCCCCTATATTAGCTACTATTGGACCTTCTATTTGACAAGTAGCTAAAACTTCTATATGTCCAGCAATAGGAATGGTAACAGAAGCTGGTAAACTCCAACTAGTATTACTGGTATCAACTACTATTCCATTAGTTATCACTGTGCCAGAAACTCCCGTAACAACTACTAAACAAGTAGAGTATATAGCACTATTGCGTGTAATACCATTTAATTTAACTAAAGAATCTAAAGAAATACCTATAGCGCTAATAGGACTTTTGTCATTATATACCATTTGAGCTAACTGAAAAGAGTCATAAATTTTTTCAGCTATAACTGCAATCCATTGATAGTCTTGAGAGTCATTTCCTAAGTAAATATCAGCACCAAAAGTATTTTTAGCATCCAAAATAAGCTGGTCTCTAATATCTATATATGTGGGAATATGTAATCCTGAACTATCAATATAGGGTGAAAAATAAGCCATTAAAAAGTCACCTCCAAACTAGCATCTCCATATTTTGTTACTGCTATACAATTAACAGTATAAATTCTATTATTATAACTACTTATAAAATTTTCAATAGATATAACATCAGGCGTAGTTATAATCCTGTCTTGAATAAGTAAATCTATTGAATGTAAATTACTTTCAGTAGCATACTTTCCTAATATATTTTGAAACAAATCTAAACCATCTTCGGTGTCTTCCCACCATTCATTTTTTAATAACAATAGTCTAGTTTTTATAGCTTGGCTAACAGCTACTGTACCATTATAAAAATTTTGATTACCTTTTCCAAAAGTATAATCACCGCTTTCTAACCTTCTATATTTCACAATACTAACCTCCTTAAAGTGGAGTTCCATTCTTTTTTATAACACTGGCAACTAAATCAATTTCGTCATGTTTAAGTTGTATATAAGCAGTCCCATCTTCAGTCCTTAATTGCACAGCATCTATGGCGTAATTTTCTATCACTCTAGGTTGACTCCAAGCTCCCAAAACTGCAAAAGCATCAGATAAGTCATGTCTACGTTTTTCAATTTGATTTTGCAATCCACTATTACTAAACCAAGCGTCTATACACATATCTGCAAATATAATTAAGCATTCATCACCTTGTTGTATAGGCATTGTGAGTATAAATCCACCAGCTCTAGGTAATACTATAGGTACATCTACTAATAAAGGTAATTCTACCCATTCTTCAGATAAATCTAAATTACGAATTTTCTCTCTTAATGCTGGTTTCACAGTGACTGTTTGTTCTATAGCATTAAAGGATTGAATAATGCCCGGAATAGCAACTCTTAAGTTATTGTTCCAATTATCACCCATTCTCCGATAAAACTCATCAGTATTATTAGTTCTCTCACCTATTGTTCTAGACATATTACCACCTCTTGATTGTAATTTTAAAGCCTGTAGTTTTTATTTTACTATTTTTAATATAAAGCTTAAATTGTGATTGGTCTCCCGGAACTTTAAATACTAATTGACCCCGGGTCATTTCTGCTGGCTTTATAAACCCTGTAAGGTCTCCTCTTTGATAAGGATAAGCTAAATAAGTAGAATAAGAATACCCTAAAGCATCTTTAAGGGTAAAATTAGCTAAACTACTATAATAATTAGTTCCTGAAGTGTTTAATAAAGATAAGTCCACAATAACGAAATAAGTTCCTACCGTTGGCATACCTTGTTGAAAACTAGTAGTATAATTTTCTAAGCAAGCATATATGCCAGTAGAACTCATCTTCACTATTTCTTTAGCATTATAAAGTTGACCTACTTGTGAATTTTTAATAATAAAACTAGGTTGGGTTTTAACAGCATCTACAGGAATACTACTAAATATTAACATTAATAAGATTGGTATTATTTTAAACATTTTATTACCTCCTAGTATTATTTTTTGCAATTTAAAAATTTTTATTCGAACTTTTACCAAGGATTGATAGTGGCGTATTGAATCATATTAGGTAATATGCCCGATTGATTTATTGCCTCAAATTCACAATACCAATCATTTCCTCTATTATCTCCAGTGTAAGTTATGGTCATTACTCTATAAATACCATCTGCATCTAATGACCTCACTATTTGATTGAGTTCCACCCTTTTAGCCCTAATAAGACTATTATCAATATGAACAAAAGTATTAGGGCGAATCCTGGGATTTAACAAGCATTTAGCTTGTACACCATATTCATATTGTGAAGGCATATCAATTAAACCAGACTTAGGAGATAATTCTATTGCTGCTTCTTTAGGTAAGTCTGTAGCAGTCACAATATTAACCTTTCCATCCTCGGTATAAAAAGTAGCTTTATGACTTTGTGCAATTTGTCTTAAATAGTCTTTAGCTAACCCAAATACTACTTTACCTCTAGTCAATTTAGTATTATTTAAGCTCTCAGAAATGCTGCCAAATTGACTTGGAATTTTTGCTTTGTTTATTATATTATATGAAATATCCCGAGAAGTCTGTCCTCTTAATATAGTAAAATTAGCAAAACCAAAGTTCATAAACCTATCAGAATCTAAACAAACTAAAGTTAGTGTATAAGTATTTCCATTTTCTTTGCCTCTAATAGCTTGTAATACATCACCATCAAATATTACACCATATTGGTCTCCCTCATAACCTGCTTCTATTACTACTCTATAACCTTCTTGTATAATGCTATTCTCAGTTTCAGCATTAAGATTATAAATAGTAATCTCTGAGTAATTAGGTTGCATAAGCATAGTTTTTTGTACAACAAATGTAACGTGAAGATTAGAAACATCTAAAGCTGTTTGGCCCGATTGGCTTACTAAAACTCTATATCTTCTACCGTAAAGATAGTCTGTTTTTACTAAAGAACCTGATTTTACTTGATAATTAATAGCAGGAGCATTAACATCAAAGCCATAATTGTAAGAGGGTATATTACTATTGTTAGCAACTCCTCTATTTTCCAATATTAAATTATTATCAGCACTATTATTATGATATCTAAACCATATTTTTTCTCTCCTTAAAAAATCACTATCAGGTATAGCAGGACCTACATAAGCATGAGTAAAAGCAGACCAATCTTTATGAGTATAAGTCCAAACTTTTTTAATAACTTTCACAGTGACTGCCATTGAAAATTCATCATTAGCTAATACAAACTGTTGTAAACCCTCAAAAGTTGTGGGCAATACTAAATTAAGTTCTCTAGCCGCTTCTTGAAATTGAGCCATGTGCCATTTTGACCACACTTGACCATATCCCATAGCATTACCGTTGTCCCCTAATTTATTTACTCCATTAGTTTCTGCTTCAATTGTAGATAATACAACATCTAGGTCTACTTGATTTTTAGCTGCTTCTTGTTGAGCAGCAATTTTCCAGTTAGTTATCATAGGTTAATCACCCCACAGTAACAGGAAGTCAGTTCCAAGATTAGAATCATCAGGTCTATCTGTTAATATGTCTTTAGTTTTTACTACGCCCATACTACCTAGATTTAAGTACCCAAATTGTTGTAATAAATCAGCCGATGGATATTCTCCTGTTACTAAAGGTAAAGAATCTATTAGTATAATTCCTGTTTCAGAATTAGTTATAGTTAAAGTCCAATACTCAGCTTCAGAATTATATCTTACATTAAGTGATAGTCTTAAATTTTTGTTGGCTAAAGGAATAGTTATATTAAACAATTGATTAGGGGCAGAATTTAAAGGAACTACATTAAAAGTCATTAATTAACACCCCCATTTCCATAAAGTGAATTCATAAATTGTTTTAATATACTTTGATTAGGAGGAACAACTTCAGGATTGCCCCCAGGAGTTGTATCTGTTTTTTGAGGCCTAACACTTAACTTAACGGTCGTCACTTCTGATACTAAAATCTCTTTCATCTGAATTGTGGCTTTTAAACCATGTAAAGTAGTATAGTCATCAGGAGCAGAAATAGTTTTAATTAACATATTTTGATATATTCTAAGTCTAGTAACTACTTGCACAGGTATACGTTGCTTTTGTAATTCTTGTAAAATTCTAAAAGCATTTATAGACCTAGAGGGATTACCATTTGTGAACTGCCCTGATACTAAACTTTGAGCAGAATCTGACATACCAATATCAATTGAAAGTTCTTGTGGTTCTAAATAAGCATGGTCTGTGATTGCAGCCCCAGTTTGTATTGGATGACTAGTTATATTAAGTTCACTATTGTGGTCAGTTTTTAAAATTGCATCAAAAAACCAGCCTCCAATATTAGTCTTAACTAATATTAGTTGTTTTAATTCAGGCAAATTATAAGGTAATACTGCTAAAGTAGCCATTATAACAACACCCCCTGAAAGTTTCTAGTATTTATTCCATCATTACGATTAGATATTTGTTGTGCCGTAGCGCTAGGGTCAGTACCAAAGATATTATAAGTAGGATGATTATCATTATTTACAACTGGAGAAGAATTTGTTTTGTTAGACTGAGGAATAATATAAGATTTAATATAACTTTGAGGTTTATAATCATAGTCTAAACCTGGAGTAGCTGGTGTTTGAGGATATATTCCCAATCCTTGTTGTATTTGTCTCATAGTTCTATTAAAATTCTCACCCATACCACTAAAAGCATCTCCTATACCTCCCGTAATACTTCCCACAGTGTCTGAGATTTTACCTAAAGGAGAGTCTTTAAATGCTTTAACTAAATCGCCTTTTAATAAATCTATTAAAAATTGAACACTACCTGTTACTGCTTTAACTACAATATCTAAAGCTTGAAAAGCTACTATAATAGTTTTTTCTAATAAATCTCCAAAGTCTTTAAAACCTGCTATTCTAGCTAGAGTATTAAATAAATCTGTAAGTTTTCCAATTAAGATTCCAACATCTTCGCCTAGAGTTTTTACGGCTTCCCACAATTTAGTGCCAAAAGCTGATAAATCTTCTTGAAATTTTTGTAATACTCCACTATCTGTTAAATCTTTTTTGATTTTATCAAGCCAACCCCATAAGTCTCCTAAAGCTGACTCTCCACCAGATTGATAAGTATAAAAATCATCTAAAAGTAATAAAATAGTAGTAAGTCCAGCAATTATCCAACCAATAGGTCCCATCTTTAATAAAGTGAATAATCCCAAGAAAGCACTACTTGCTGCAATTAAAGACTTAGGTATTTCATTAAAAATGTGTAGTATAGCAGCTCCTGCTTTAACAGCAGCAATACCTAACCTGCCAAACCAACTTATAACCTGAGCAATAGGCTTAGTCCACTTAGCAATATTAGCAGAAAACTTATCATTAAAGGCCTGAAAATTCTTTTTAAATTCTGCTAATGGAACAGCTAAATATTTTGAAATATAATAACCAATCCATTGGAAAGCAATAGACACTTCAAGTTTAAGTCTTTGAAACTCAAATATAATGCTTCTAATTCCTTTCATCTCTTGAAAATAATCTTGCCCGGGAGACATCTTAGCAGATTGCTCTCGTAATTTCATGAAGTTATTCATTAACTCTGGGCTTAAATATAAATCTTCTAATGATGCTCCCATAGAATCTAGAGAATTTTTAAAGTCTCGAGCATTTTCTTTAGAAGTCCACATCCTACGAGCAAACTTTTCTGTCTCTAAATCTGCCATGGCTAAGCCTTTTACAAATTTAACTATTCCAGCATCTACAATAGCAATAAAAGCAAGAAAACCAGTTGAAACAGCAGCTACTTGAGTGACTGTGTTAGTAGCAAATTTGCCAATAATTTTCTCGGTCTTTTCAATAATTCTTTTAGCTTCATCCACTGATTTATTATCAACTTGAAATCCTAAACTAACTAGGTATTCTTTAATTACATCTAGCACATCAATTCACCTCCCGTTTAGCTGCATCGTAAGCTCTATCTTCATTTTCTCTCTTTACTGCTAATATTTCATGGGCATCTAATAAATCATCAAGTGTATAAGTTCCATCCCATACTTCATACTGTTTCCACATGCCAGCTATTACAGGTCCATATACAAAAGCATCTACATTCTCTAATTCTGCGGGGATGTAGTTGATGCCCCCCCTATTAGTGAATTGAAGAGGCTTCCGGGAAAAAAACTTTGGCCATTGAACATCAAGGCATGAGTCATCAAACCAAGTACTAACATTGTGTCATCTTCTACCTCTAAAACTCCAAATGAACCATTTTCATTAAGTACACAGGTCATACCTGCAGGAAGCATTTCAAAACAAACTTTAAGACATTTGTTTTGAATGTAAAAAAATTCTTCTTCTGGTAGATTAGTAATACCCGAAAGAGCTTCAGTTAAATTCAAGGAGTTAAAATCAAAGTCTTCAGGTTTTTGGCCTTTAATTTTATTCAAATCTAAACTTTTAAAAGCAGGACTTAATATGCCAAGTAATTTAAAAATCATATAAGAACCAGTTCTGGCATCAAATTTACATATCCTCCAATTACGTCCCCCCAACTCTATATCTTTGTAATTCTCTCTTTTTTCCATCTCTTTTCACCTCCTATTATACTGGGTCTTGTTGAATATCAGCTGCCAAAAGATTCCAAGTCACTTGTTGTCCATTAGCTTGATAAGGCCTATCTGCTTGCTTTTGAGGAGCCACACCTATTGCTGTGGTAGTATCGCCCGCATTAGTGTCACGGATATTAATATTAGTGTCAGTCCATTCAGAAGCATTAGCCATTTCTAAATAGTTAAACCATTTCATCAACCATTTATTAAGTGCTGAAGTTTGTTGAATTGTTAAAGTAATAGTTCCTCTTCTGCTTCTAACTTTTGAAGACATTATAGAACCATCAGCTGCCACATCTTGCACAGTTCTATCGTCTGACATGGTGATATTAATACTACCAATACCTTCTCCACTAGCTACATATTTGCCTACATTTGGGTGAGATATAGTAGCTATAATATTTTGAAAACTATAAGTTGATAACATTTTCAAGTCCTCCCTTCTTATCTATTGACATATACGCTAATAACGACATGTTCTACAGCTCCAGCTAATTTAATAGCCACATAAATTGGGGGAGCTTTTCTTAATTCTCTATCTGCTTGAGATTGATTAGCAAAAGAATCAGCAATAACTATATACCCCTTAGATAAAGTAGTACCAGGGATTAAATTAAGTATTTGAGCTGCATTCCAAGTTCCAGGAGCTAAAAATCCTCTTACTTTAGCTGCTTCTAATGGAATTGTTATAGCATCCATAAGTAAATTAACACCCTCTTCAGTTTGAGGAATTTTAGGCAAAGTATTTAAAGCATCCATAATTGCTTGTTGAATATCATTAGCAATTATATCTAAATTAAGAACTTCATCAAAATAAGTCCCATCATGCATTGAACCTTGTTCTAATAAATCATAATTGATTCCTCTATTAACATATACATTCCCTTTATATCCTTTAACTGTAGCAATTTGTGCAGTTGTTAAAACATCTGGAGTTACATTAGTTAAAGTTTTATAAGCTAAAGTATAGGCACTACCTGGTAGACTATTATTTGCTCCCATAGCATATCCCAATAAAGCAGATATTTTATTAATAGTTCCCATATATACTCCGATAGTTCTTTTTCTTAATGCTGTGTATAAAGTTATCATAACATTTCCAGCTACTCCACCTATAACATCAGCATCAACAGTACCATAGAAAAATACAGAACTTGGTACTGCTGTTTCAATATAAGGAGCCACAGCTAAAATATCAGCTTTCACTGCTCCACAAATCATACAGCCATACCAGTCTGAATTTATTCCTCTACATGCAGTCACGGCTTGTAATGCTGTTTCTGCGCCTGTTCCATCCCAACGTCCTATTGCTACTTCTGTAGGAGTTGGACTTTGAGCAAAATAATCAACAGCTGCTAAATATTCTACATTGCTGCCAGACCAGCCATCTGCTACCATAGCTGCTAAATTTGCATAAGTTTTAACTCTAGTTACTGCAGATATAATAGTAGATTTACCTACTATTAAGCCCATATTAAAATTACTTCTAATTGAAGAAACAGGGGAAACCGCCACAGTAACTTGTACAATATCATTTAATGATAATGTTGGCATTATATATCACCTTCGCTTTCTTTGATTTGTATTTCTGCGGTTTTAATATAAGGAATAATTTGTTCTCTCCTTACAAATTCATTAAATGCTACTTTTAAGTCAGAACGTTCCCACCACTGATTACCATAAGTTTCAGGTATATGAATGGGAGCATTTGCATCAAGCACCATAAAAAGATTTTGTTCATTGAAAATGTCTTTATATAAAGGTAAATAAAGAGCATTCCTTATTTTTTCTATATAATCATAACTATTTGGCCCATATGCTATCCAATTTACTTCGTGAACTCTTGTATAAGTAACTATGCGATTTGTGTTCTCAGAATCTAAACTAGAGTACTCCACGTCTCTTTGATGAGTCATTAAGTCATCCTTTGAAAAGATTCGAATAAAAACTACATTTTTAGTTATAGGAAATGCAGGAGCACTTAAAGTTTGATAAGATGTTCTCACCGCATCTTGAGAAGATTCGGCATCTGGGTCTAAATCAAGAGCCTTAATAGTAAAATCCCAAAATGTTTCGTTTAATTCTTCTAAGGTTAAAACTATTTCAGCCATTTTACTCTCCTTCCATATAAACAGCAAATGCTTTGTAATATCCAAATTCTTGCCAAGGATTGATATTAACTATTCGATATCTTTTTCCCTTCCATTCTATCTCATCAGAGGTTCCAGAAGATGAATTTTTACAATTAGATGTAGCTACACGAGTAATAAATATAGCTTCAGGAGAATATATTGCCATCATACCAGTAATTCTATCTCCTTCAGGTAATTGGTTAATTTCTTTTGGACTAGCATTAATGATAGTACCTTGCATAAGAATACTTTTTTCTGTCTGAATAAATTTACCCTTTTCCCAATGACCTATCTTTCTATGCACAACAAAACCTTCTGGTTGTCTAAAATTCTGGCTGACAGTGATTCTACCTACATTAATCATAATTTCACCTCTTTTCTCTTATTACATAAGTCATAGATTTTCTTAACTCTGCTTTATCAATTAAAGGTTTATCACTGCCCTTTCTAGCAATAGTAGAAGGAGCATTTGGTGCCCAACCATTATTCGGGTCAGTAAAATAATCTCTAACAATATTTTGACCCATTATACCTACTTTTATTAATTCAGCTTCAGGACTTTTACCATCTAAAGCTATTTCAGCTGCTTTAGATAATTGTCCAGCTAATTTGTCTGAATTTTTTTCAATAGCGGGTTCAATAATAGGTCTAGCAGGTATGTTATGAAGAGGTGAACCATTAGTATGAATATAAGTTAATTCTGCATTGTTTATTTTTCCATTTTTCCTAGAAGTAGTAGAAGCAGGAACCCCAATAAGAATATCTTTATTTTTTAATTCCTGTAAAGACTTCATTATTTCATTAGTTTTATCAAATTTAACAATTACAGCAGATATACCCTTTAACATAATATCACCTCTTAATATACATACATATTTCCCATTCCTACTAGTTTACCAAATGTTGCTAATTGAATGCCATAAGTAGTAAGTTTCCATGCTGCCCAACCTTCTATGTCATTGCCTATTAAACCATAATCAGTACCAACTGAAACATCTCCCACAGATTCTGAGGTGTTTAAGCCTCTAGCTTTACCTGCCTCCATAACAGCCATAGCATTATTAGAGTCGTTGTTTATATCTACATAACTTTGTAACCATAATGTTACAAAATGAGCAGTAAATAAACCCATAGCAACTTCCCAATAATCTTGCCAGCGAACTTGTTTGAGGCAGGCATTTGCTAGATTTATATATACATCTATTATAGCCAATGGCACTGTTCTATCCCCAAGTTTGTTTTGCCCAAATTGAGGATAGAAAGCCAAGAAATTAATATGAGTATAAGTTGGGTTAGTACCCGTTCTTATATTAGAAGCAGTGCTTATAATATCCACTTATCTCACCTCGCTTATTTTTTAGTAGTTTCTTCATCTGCTACTTCATTCTCAATTTTTTTCTGTTGAGCTTTAGTAGCCATGATTTCAATATCACCATCTTTTTGAGCCCAAGCAAACATAGGGTCATTCATAACCCACTTTGGTACAGAGCCAAAAGTTTTAGCTTTAATAGTAGCTTTCTCTACCGGTATTTGTTCGCCATTGACTTTATCATATCTAGTAAATTCAAAAGCTTTTTTACTATAAATTCTCATCGATTTTTCCCCTTTCGATTTTAGATTCCATCCCCATAACGAGGTGGTTGTAAATATAAAAACTTAACTTGGCCAATTTGAGAAGCATAAGCTGTCATATAAGCCATTTGTGTTACATCTGGTTGAGTCATAACTCTAGAAAGAGGTACTGTTAAGTCAAAATGAACTTTATCTTCATCATTAACATAAGCTACCATTCTATCTGTTCTATCAGCTCCAGCGCCTACACACCATCTGCTAGGAGCAATGACTAAATCTACACCTTGATTTTTACCAATATTATTATTAAGCAAGAACTCAAGTATAGATACATTGCCTGCAGAAGATACTTTAGTAGATACTATATAAGTATATTGAGCCGGAGGTATTAAGATATGATTTGGCATACCACTTAAATCATACTCAGAAGCTGCCCATCCATCAGTCATAATCTTATTTACGTCATAAAGAATTTCGTCTGGAGTCTTTGTATTCCAAGTATAAAAACCACCAGCTCCTATTGTTACAGAAGCTCTAGTAACATCTGGATTATTTACTAATCCATAAGTTCCATAAGCAGGAAAGCCATTATAAACGTTTTGGTCCAAAGTTTTGTTATAGTTAAGTCTAATACCCTTATCTAAAATGTCATCCAAACTTCTACCAATATTCTGTAACTTCTGTTGGTCAACAAAAGGTACTTTTAAGATTTGAGCAAAAGTAAATACTTTATAAATATCTTTGCCAATATCTGCTTGCATAATTGGAATATCATTGCTTGCGCCTCCAATTATTCCATTCTCATTACCCCCTGAAGTAGCATAACTAATATTATGTGTAGATGTTGCATCTACCCATCCGCCACCTGTTTTAGCAACTATATCACGTTGCCAAGTAACAGAAGTTAATGGCTCCCTTAATTTGGGGTCTCTTTTTTCAAGTTCTCCAACTAAGAAGGCCATACCTCCTGCAGTAGCAGCATCCATAGTCATAAATCTAGCTCCGCCATTCATCATAGCATCAATTGTCTTCATATCTTTCATTGCATATGCCTGTATTAATCCACTCATTATTTTTTCTCCTCTCTCTTAAGCGTTATTTCTTGAAAGTATAGTCATTTCTGCCACACGGTCACTATCCATTACACCAGTTGTCCATCTACAATTTGTTAATTCTATTGTAGTACAACCCACTCCTGCTGGAGTTGCTGTAGCTACTAAGTCCCCTACTGCTACATAAGTACCAGCAACTGTAACTACATAAACTTTACCACCTGATAAAGGAGTGCCTTCTGCACAAAATACTGTAACAGAACCTCTTTCAATTACATCACAGGGTTGACCGGGTAAATATTCACCTTCTGATGTAAAATAATCAGCAGTTTGTTTAACTTCTCTTACTGCAATTCCTGCAAAATCTACAGCAACATTTGCAGCTCCAAATCTTGAATAAGTATTGTCATTATTCAATACTGCAGGAGCTCCAAACTCAATGCTTAATTCATCAGCAAGCTTTACTTCACGATTGTGAATGATAGCATCCACAGACCTAGAAACATTGCCTGGGTAACCTGCATTCATAATTATTCCAATTGATTTTCCTGGCATGTTATTTTACCTCCTTGTAATGTGGATTGTATTTCTTTGCGATGTCTTTTCCTAGTCTCGAGAAATCAGTACTTCTAGCATCTTTAGATTTTGTATTAGTTTGCACCATTTTATTAATAGCAGCATAACCATTAACAGAATCATTTGCCATTTGGCCTTTAATTGATTTGATTAAAGCGTCAGTAGCTTTCTTTCTAGAATCTGGGTCTTTAATAGCAGCAATTACTGGCTTCATATCTCTTACTGTTTTTAATAGAGAAGTTGAATCCGCACTAGGAATTGGATTCTTAGGTCTATCTTCTGGATTAGAAATTGGAGCATCATCCATAGTTTCTACCGGAACAGTGTGGCTTTCTTCCCCAATATCAGCATCCTTTGTTCCTTCTTCACTATCCTCAAGTTCCATTTCTAAAGCGTCGAGCGAATCTTGTGAACCAGGTATTTGAGAGTGAACCTGTTTGCCACTTTGTACTAATTGACCTACTATTGCAATAAGTTGGTCAAGTTTTGCTCCAATATCATTTGATGGAGCTGCTGGTGCTGCAGGAGCTGCCGGAGCAGGAGCTGCGTCTTGCCTAGGTGCTGGTACAGGAGCTTGAGGATTTGGAGCCATCATAGCATCCATTGCCTCTTTAATTTCTTCAGGCTCAGCATCCTTTGCAAATGATTTAAACATTTTTGCTAAAACATTCATTTTGTCTTTCTCCCTTCGTATTGGTTTAGAGTCTTTTATAGCAATCGTGGGACCAGCTCTGCCATTTTGTACAACAGCTATATGGTTACCTCGAATCTGCTTTTGAGCATAACGACCGTCTGCCATCTCTTCATATGCACAATCATAACCGCAAGAAACTTCTCTCTTACCAGCTTCAATTTGTGATATTAAAGTGGGGTCGTATATAATAAGGTCTGCGATAAGAGTTTCCTCTTGTTCGTTGGTGCCTTTTCTAACATTAGAAACTATCCCTTTTAAGTAAGAATTATAATTATCAGGAACTACATCTACTGTGGGATGGTTATCTGTTACTGGTTTGCCTTCAAATGATGCAATAGCTACTGGTGAGAATACTTCCTCAGGACTACGATAAACTGTTACTTTCTTATCAAATTTATCATTTACCCCAACTTCTTGTCCCAAATAAGGATAATCCCCAATTCGAGCTATTGGTACATTAAGACATACTAAATATCCCTCAGGGGTTTTAGTTCTATTGGAACTAATTGGGCTCCCGTAAAAAGCTCTCATTTTGAATCACTCCTTATTTAATGCAAGGTGTAAAATTACAAGTAATATTGCTCTCTCCAGTAAGTGTAGGAACAAATTTAATATACTTGCTTCTCAAGTTTTGTACATTTACTATAGCACTACCAGCAATTGCAATCTCAATAGCAACACCAAGCTCATTTACACAAGGTGTGAAGACCCCAGTGGCAGCATTATGGCCATATAAAGCAATTACCCAAGTACCTGCACCACTATTTACTACTACTTCTAAAGCACCAGCAATTGCAGCAGTAATATTAATAACAGTAGCAGCTGCTTCTAATACACTTGCTGATATAGCTCCTCCAAATAGTTCAGCGGGAGCGCCTTTAATAACTGTAATATCATTAACGTCAATTGCTGTTTCGTTAGTAATATTAACGTCCACAACTTCCTCACCTAATGTTACAGCAAGAGCTGCTTCATTAGCGATATTAACATCAATTGCAGTTTCATTAGCGATAGTTACATTAGGAGTTTCTTCCCCTAAAGTCACTGCTATTGCTGCTTCATTACTAACAATTACATCAAGTGTAACTTCGCCTAATGTTACTGGTAATGCTGCTTCATTAACTACTTGCACAGATAAAGGATTTTCAGCTGTGATTGTAATTAGTTCTACTGGCATAGGTTCTTTATCAGATACTGCTTTTCCATCTACGATAATTTGTTCATTTTCATTAATTATTGCCATTTTGTTACCTCCTTTAATATAAGTTTTAACCCTCGGTGGTTCCTGCCCCTTCACTATTAATTATCTCAGATTCATCATCTTCAACTATAGCTGGAGATATTTCGGGGCCAACTTCATTTACACTATCAATAACTACAACATCATTCTCAACATAAACGTCTTGAATAGGAGTAGAAATATCAAGCATTACTTTTACTTCTTTATCCTCATTATAAGTACTGAGTTTTTGTTTTAATTCTCTAACTGTCACCAGGTTTCACCTCCTTTACATAATCTCTTCAAATTTTGCCCGAGTTATTGTGTTTATTGCTCCATTATAATAAACTTTATGCGGCCACCGAACGTCATCGATAGTCACTAAAGGTTTAGCAAAGCAACGGCAATTATATATTGCCCCGGCATGATAATGTCCTTCAGATTTTTGTCCATTTAATGCTTCAGGAGCAGGAGATTCGGTCCATTTTATAAGAACTTCATCCATCAAGTCATGGGCGGGTCTAACCCTGGCATCGTCTGAGGTGCCCCATACATACCAATTTAACCCCACAGATTGAGCTCTTGCTTGAGTAAGTGCTGTGGTAGTTTTACTAACTTCAGTTCTTGCTATTAAAGTAGCTTTGGCTTTACTTGCTTGAGGAAACATAGTTTGTATTTCCTTGGCTATTTCGCTACTTCTTTTACCTTTAATAGTCTGCTCTGCAATATAGTCTGTAACTTTACTAGCTACATCTAAAGGCAAAGTCTTTATAACTTCAGCATTACGAGCTATTTCATGAGCAAAGGTTCCCATAACAGGTTTACTTAGTTCATCCTTTAAAGCATTAAATATTTTCCTACCTTGCATGCTTTCTCTAGCAGCTGCTTTCCAATTTCTCTTATTATCCACAAATAAACCAGTGACCATTGTTTTAGCTACTGATTCTGCGTATCTTAGGAAGTGAGAGTTTTTAATTATATTTTTAACAGTTGAAACTATCTTAAACGGGTCACTCAGCGGCTTTATTGCTTCGCCAATTTTCTTCATGACAGCTTCTAGTGCTTTCTTATACTGCTGTTCATTTTTATTTTTATGGCTCCACTGATTTTTATCCATTAGTCTCACCCTATTCTAAAAGATACTGGCATGCTATCATGATTAGATTCTTCATATTCTTTATATTCTTTTAAAGCAGCATCATATTCTTCCTCACTTATATCCCCTTCTTCTAAAGCATAAGTTAATTCTTCAGTTATCATACCCATATTCCCAGTTCTTTCGCCTCGGTTTATCATTTTTTGAGAATCGGGACTTAGATTATTTCTCCAATTTGGAGTTTTAGATTCTACTTTAGGTTCTCCTTGATTCATACCAGTTAATTCTTTATATGATAAATTGTTTTTATGAGCAAAAGGTTCATTCTCTGACTTTGGTTTAGGTTTATCATATTTTGCTTTACCTTCTTCATATTTTCTTCGTTCTTCACCTTTTGCAACTCTTTCTTCTGGAGTTCGCCCTATAAATTCTGAAACTTTAGGCAACTCTTTTAATTTTATCGCGTCTATTAATATATTTTTGTATTCACTCTGGGTTAAATTGCCTCTTTCATACATTTCTTTAGCTGTAAGTAATTTCTCTTTAGCAGAAACATGGCGAGTTTGACTAAATTTCTCTATAGATTCTGCACTTGGCTTATCACTTTTACTACCAGATGCTCCACTTTTGCCAAACTCTTTAATACTTTCCCCTTGAGCTGACTTTGGAACTGAGCCGCCTTTAATTACTCCACCTTCGCCCAGTAACACATGTTTGCCATTCTCAGTGGTTATCCAATGGTCACCATCTGCATCTCTCATTTTTTCTAACGAAGCTATTTCGCTACTTAACTCTAAATTTCTAAGTTCCTTAGTTAACGCTTGGTGTAGATTCACTAATATCGCCCCCTTCTATAATATTATTATTTAATCCAACTTCACTACTCATTTGGTCAAGTAATGCTTGTGAATCTTCTCCCGCTTGACCTGTTGTAATATCAGCATTAGCAATATCTTCATCAGTAATATTAGACCACATACCTGTAACTTCAGACATTTCTCGTAATTCTTTAAGCGAGGTTTGTTGACTAATAAGTCCAGATTGAAAAGTATCCACAATAGCTGTCGTATATTTACTTCCAAGTTCTACTTTGTCTTTATCACTAGGTGTAGCAACTGGATTAAATTTATAATCTAAATCGTCTGGTATCATACCAAACTCACTCATACACATAATAGGAAGGAGTTTATCAATAACAGGACCTAAAGAAGCCGCTTGTTTTTGTTGAATAGTTTCGTAATAACTTTGTAAATCACTTTCTCCTGTAGCATTAAGTCCAGCAGGTGAACGACCAAATAATCTTGTTACTGGTATCTCAGCAGCTCCAGCTAAATCCATCATAAAGTTCTCATATATATCTGATAAACCAGCAAATGAATATTGATGTGTAGCAAAATCATCCTTCTCACCTAATATATACATTCCCATATTAGACATTAACCAATTTTGAGCTTGCATAGTTTCATATAATTGCGTTTGAACCTTATCATTACCCGTAGCTAGCATTTGCCCCATGCCTTCCATTTTAAGAACTCTTAAATTGGCTAAAAATGTAAGGTTAGCAATATTCCAACTAGTATTATCTCTTTTCTTTAATTCATCATAAATGTGTTCAATTTCTGATGCTCCCCAATGTATTTCTGCTTGTTCTTCCCAATAAGGCAATTCTCTACCGATAAAACGAAGCAATCTAGAATGGTGTATTTTAATAGTTCCACCTATTGCTTGAGATGTTACTTGATACATATCAGGAAGTCCAAATTCGGGGTCATTAATATCTTCCACAAGTTCAAGCATTGGATAAAGGCCAGACCATCTGTCCACAATTAATAAACCTTTAAAACTATCGGGATAAATCTCATCAAAATTTAAAGGTTGGTCTAGCATATTCTCATGACCTTGAATCATTATAATACCGCCTGCTCCACCATAAAGTCTGCCCCATTTTAATCCAAGTAATATTTTTTTCTTAACCTGAGCAATACGTTGTAACTTATCAAAACGTTCTAGCTGGTCAGGAGGAAGCTGAGAGGTTATTTTAAACCAATTCTTACACATATCTTCAGGGATAACATCAATAATACGTCTTGCTATCCAATGTGACCGATAAAGACTATTCATAAGTTGATAGTTTTGTGTAAGTCGAGTAAGTGGGTATTGTGTTCCTTCCATCAAGTTAGGAGTGTTAGCACCAAGTCTTGCTAATACATTGGTGAAACTATCGGTAGTTTTTTGAATAAAATCCTCAGCTTTCATCGTTTTTATTGCCATATTTTCACCTCCATTCTTATGCTATTAGTCTTGATGGATGAATCAGTGTTTTAACCTGATATCTTACCATGTCCATAACATGGTCATTCTCTTTTAACGGCTTTTCTTCACCTTTTTTAGCCGCTTTTTCGTCCCAAACATACCCTTGTTGCTCTTCTTTAAATTTTTTGCATTTACTTTTATTAATTTTTAATAATCTACGACCTAACATTGTAGCTGTCATTCTAAGTCCATCATTTACCTCATTATCAGCATCCTTAACTCTATAACCTCGTTGTTGTAACTCTGCTTTAAATGAGGCCGCTGAAGGGTCCACAATAATAAAATTGGGATATTCTGCAGCTATAAATTTTTCTAGGTCATCAGCATATTGACTATCTGTTTTTTGTTTACCTTCTATTTTACTATTATAATAATATAAATCATCTAGCCATAAGGTCGTACCGTCGTCGTAAAAGTCACCAAAGACCATTGGGTTTGTAGTTCCATAGTCAATAGCAATTGTTCTATTACAGCGAGCTTTTAGGCCGTCTGGCATTTGGTCATAATAATTAAGGTCATCGTCGACCATGTCATATATAGCACCTTCAGCAACTACCCACATTCCTAATATCATTCGCTTATACCATAATCCTGTATAAGCATTTTTGATAAATTCTATATATTCTTCATCCAAATTAGGATTATCATCTAATGTAAAATGTATATCTTTTACCATACCAGACTTGAGTTTAGTTTCATTAGTAATAAATTCAGTATATAAATAATGAAGCGGCGTATCAGGATTTGTTGTGGCATATAATTTAGCTCCTTTAACAGACATACGGTTAAGAAGTTGTTTAAAAAAGCGTTCGGGCATTAATGAAACTTCGTCACAAAAGGCGCCAGCAATTGTCTTACCTCTTATATATTTCTCAGAACCTTCATCCTTAGCACCAATTACCTTGATTTGTCTATCATACATAGTTATAATGCCAGAACTTTGATTATACATATAATGGCTTTTTCCCACAGTATCAAATAAATCGTTAAGGACATTATCAAATATGGTGTCCTTAGAAACTCCAGTAATAACGATAAGTCCTGGGGGACCATCTTTTAAATAACAAAGGAACTTAGGAATTAAAGTCACTGTTTTTGAACTCCTAACTGAACCTTCTAATATATTAATTCTAGCATCGAGATGAACAGGATTTTGTAAGAAGTCAACACTTTTTTGTCCGAATGGTTGCCACTCAATCATCCTTAACCACCTCGCCACCTAATATTTCCACAAGTTTGCTAAGATTGCCATCCTCTTTCTCTCCGCTAGTTTTATCCATGTTACGAGCTAGTCGTTGACCGCGTTGTAAGCGTTCCATAATTTCACTCATTGCTTTTAATGATTTCCAATTTGTTTTCCCCAATATGTTTTTCATTTCCTCGGTATTATCAAAAGAATCTTCCACTCTTTCAAAAAACTTTTGCCAAACTCGGAAATGACTATCATTAATTTCAGATGCCTTATGAATCATACGGGTTTCAACCCGTTTAAGCAAGCGCCGCTCTAATCTTGCCTGCGTTTGCTGGCGTAAGTCTACCCAACGTTCTTTTTTAGCATGTCGCTTGAGAACAACATATGGAATGTTCCATTTCACTGCTAAGTCTTTGCCACCAATATGGACAGGGGAGGTCACATATTCGGCCTTAATTTTAGCCATATTATATTTTGCCATAACAGCGCTCAATTAAAAAGTCACCTCCTCGTCTGCAAAAGTCTTACCCATAAATTAACTCCATCCCCTTAGCTTTTGGCAAAAAAAGATGAAGTACAATATAAATATATCATAAAATTTTCAACTTGTAAATAGCCTTTAAGAATTTTCTTTTTTAAATATTTCTTGCCAATTTTCATACTGATAAGGAGTTGTTCCTTTACCTACCAAATTAAGTAAACAATCCATTAAATATTTTTCGTCATGTTCAAGGTATAAAACCTCTTTATCCTTAGCAACCCTATTAGCTAGTTGTTGGCCAAAGTAATCAATGTTTTGAATCTCCTCATCTGTATGATTTTTTGCTAGTTGCTTAACAATCAAAGCCATATTACAATGATAATTTCTTCCTATTGCCTCATTAACCACAAGCATTGTATAAGCTAGCAAGTGTGTCTTTTCATACTTAAATATATAATCCACAGTGCTGTGTTTGCGTCCCCAGCCATTTCCTAGTAATGCTAAACATTCTCTCCATTGACCCATTAATTGCTTGCCTGGTAAATAAGGCAATAACTTATAATGCCATAACCTCATACTAAAACCTCCCTCTCAGTTTAAAAGCTATAATCAAAATATTCGTTTCTGCAATCTATTAATACTCTTAAATCATCCATTGTTTTCCATAAACCGTTTTTCCTTAACTTTGCTACATCTGTTATTCCGTTTGGGTCTCTTGTATAATCATAATATTGACAATCACTCATTCCATTACTATCTGTGCGAGTTGCTTTGTCTTTTTGAATTTTTATTACTTTACCCAATGGACTTACCTCTATGATTGTATATGCCTCTCTGTCCGAATAATGTGCTATTGTTGCTCCCATTCCAGTCTCTGGTTTCTTTTCCATTTCCTTCGCCTCCTTTTTAAGTTTATGCTTTATTATACCACAGGATTGTTGATTTGTAAATGGGTAATTGAAAAGTTTCTCAAATATTTTGCCACGCACTTGTATGACAGGTATATCAACAAGCCAACCTTTGGGGATAGGCCCCCAAACCAAAAAGACTGCAAAATAAAAGACCTAGCGTGAGCCAAGTCTTTTTATATGCATTAATTTTACGGGGGGCCATAAAATTATTCATCATCTTCTTCGTCATCCTCATCTTCGTCTAGGTCTTCATCTTCGTCAACTTCCTCAATTACTTTTGCTTTTTTAGAAACTTTTTTAACCTTTTTAGAAACTTTTTCAGCTATTGGAGCATCCTGGTCGATAATACAAAGAGCAATCATTTTTTCAATTTCCTCAATTTCCTTAGAACCTTCTACAAATTCATATCTGCTTTTTGGTCCAAATCCTTTTTTCTCACTTATTACTATTGCCGATTTCATGGTTCCATTTTTACGAATCATGGTCCTTAACTTTTTAGCATCCACTACCTGATTTCCAATGATTTGTTTCAAAGTCAATTTCTTTTCTTCTACTGTTTCCTTAATTACTTTAGCCATTTTATAATCTCCATTCTGGTTTTGTAAGGGTTCCCCGTCCCTGATTTGTATTTGTTAATGTTATTATACCACAATACTTTCTGTTTGTAAAGGATAAAATTCTCCACATCATGTCTTCAGCTTGATATTGTAATCCTTCCGCCATTGGGCCCATTCTCTTTGGTTAACCATTTGTACCTTTTTTGTTTTAGGTTTACTCTTTTTAGCCTCACTATCACTAGCTCCACCAAAACTTCCCCTGTGAACATCCTCGAAATAAGCTTCCACCCAACCTACCGAGCTAGCAGTGCTAATATATTTAACATTCTCTTTCCTCCATGTTAAATATGTTAGCATCATTTCAAACTCTATTATTTCATCCTCTTTTAGATTGTTTTTATCATAATACTCCCCATATTTATGCTTGAATATTTCTTGTGTCCTATTATATATAGCATCCATCTTGTATATATAATCTGCTAACTCTGTAATACAACATTTACATTCCATAACCTGTTCTTTCATAATATCAATATTATATATCTCACAATATTTACCTAATATATCCTTATGACTTTTACAGTGATGGCATCTATAACATGCCGTACCAATTAACTTTGGTTCCTCCATCGTCTTTCCCCCCTCTATTTCTATTTTGTGTAATCTTTCTCCCCCTTTAAGACCTACCTTCTTAAAAGACTTATAAAAATTAGCGATATTTTGTATTACCTCCCCATTTTTATCATACTCATTACAATTAATAGCCATACAAGCATTATTATTTTTTAATGTATGAGCCTTTATTAAAGTGTAATGCCATTTGTCCTTGTTACACTTATTGCAATTATTATAGCTACTACATATAATATCTTTAAATACTTTTTGTATATCAGGTTCATAAGTATTTCTTATATAAGTATTAGTGTCCCATTTATCCAACTCATCCATTTACTTCCCTCCTGCTTCTAACAATGCTCTTATAATTAAATAAGATATAAAATAGGCTAATAAAAATTTTATGAATCTCCCTATTCCTATTTTAAATATCAGAACGGCGAATATTATAACAATAATCTCCTTCATATATTTACCGCCCTACTGTTAATTTATTTCATATTTATTCTATCATATTTTAATATATAAGTAAATGCTATAAATTCCTTATACCTATTAAAAAGTAAAAATTAACCATATACCTAATTACATTTGCGCGGACATAAATTTCGTCATCTGAAAAAATAATATAATATATATAAATATATATTATTTATTCAGTGCGTAAATGTCTTGAAAATGCACTACCTCAAAAAGATGAACTTTCCGGCTCCTCCGCTCAGTTTTAATTTTATCGCGTCTATTAATATATCCTCCTGTGCACAAAGTGCCGAATAATGCCACTTTGAAAGTGCTCGATTTTCACATAGGGTTACTCTCGCTGTAGCGGTCTACGTTTTCTTCAGTGGAACTTGGCTACAGTCCCTAATTTTGCAAGCCACAACAGGAGGATATTGATAGACCGCTCGAGCTAGGCGCGAGAACATCTCGCAGATAATCTCTCGAGAATTTTCGCACATGCGCGCTAACATAAATTTATAAAACCTCTGTGGTCATTCTCTCGCAGTGATTCGCGCATTTCTCGCAGAAAATTATTTAATTCACAAAATTGTGCGAAAATTCTTCACCAGTGCCCACAGTGGAGCGCACAACTAAAGCCCTCTGTATACGCGAGAGCTCGTTGATAATTCTTCACCAGCAGGATTGAGCTGCATTTATATACTCCACAAAGGTAGGCATAAGATAATGATAACATTCCATCGCTTTTTCTTGTGTGCTAAAAATGGCTAAGTTCGTGAAATAATGGTATCTAGCCGTATTGTCTATGGTTATATACTTGTTATTACGGTCAATGGACAACTGCCATAAAGGCGTTAGGAAGCTGTCAAAGTCATTCTCGAGTCGCCATTGCATAATTTCATTGTTCAATTTATGCGTCACTTTCTCCAGCTTATCTAATATTAATTTCACCCTCATATAAGCATCGTTCACCTTATTAATCACTTCAGGCTCGTAATAAGTAGTTATGGTGCCATCGTTATTTATGTGCATTAATTTCCTCTCCTTTATTATTAAAAGTCCAAACTATTACTCCTATTATAAAGCCCCATATATAATGCCATTCTTTAGGCATATTAGTAACTATCCAGGCTCCTAATATCATAACTAAATATTTAGCCACTTTTATACCTCCTTCCAATTTATTACTATTACTTCTTTAAAATTAAGTCTTGCTCCTATAGATATTGCAATATCTTTTAAGTGTATAGCACTTGTAATTTTAGCTTCACCTATTAAATCACAATTGCCATAACCTTCTTCTCCTTCACCATTTAACCATTTATAAACAATAATATATTTATATTCTTTCGCTTTAGGTGGTATACATGGGGGCATTGGTAATTGCTTGTCTTCGGGTAACTCTTTATTTCTTGTCATATTATCTCACCTCCCCTAATATTTTTTATCTATTTCTTAATCTTAAAAGGTAAGGGATTGCTCCCTTAAATACTTGCTTTCTCTTGTGCATCCATTTTGCGAATTATCTCTAAAATGTGTGTGTACTTTGGTTCGAGGAATAGATAATTACCATTTATCAATACTTCTGCAGTTTCTTCTTGGTTTTGCATATGTCAACTAAGTTGTGTATTAAATGGTATTTATCCTCTTGTGTGCCTTTGAAGCCCTTGATTGTTATGCTTAGCATGATTTTCGCCTCCCCTTAAATTATTTTAGAGATTGTTTTATTTAAGCCTTACCAAGCTTTTATTTCCTGTTGATATGTTTTCAAATATATCTTTTTGTGTCATTACAATCTTACGTATTGTATCTCTGCTTATTTGCAATTCATGGGATAATTGAGTTATGGATAATCCACCAGGATTTAAGGATAATAAGTCAGTAATAGCAGTCATTTTATCATTACTCTTATTTTCTATTTCTGCAAATTCTACTTTATATGATGGGTCTCCAATGTCTCCCATTTCAATTTGTAACTCTAATTTATTTTTAAGACCCGCAGCTCTGAACTCTCTTTCTATAACTACATTACCATCAACTTCCTGTAAATATAAAGCAGACTCTGTCCAGCCATGTAATGTTGTGGAACCTAACATACGCTGACCTCCGCGAGATGAACTACCATTCTTATTCCAGTGATGTATTAGCATAATTGAGGTTTTATATTTATTTTTAAGCTCTAACATCCACTGAAGCAAAGGATTTAATTCTTGAGCTGAATTTACATCTCCATCAAACATTAAATATAAGGGGTCAAACATTACTAAGATTGGTTTTATTTTTTGTATTTCTTTTTCTAATTCTTCTCGATGATTAAAATCATTAAAATTATAGCCAAAGTTATTAAGGAAATGAATAGGTAATTCTTTTGGGAATTTAATAATCAATTTATGTCCGTTTATAACTGTGGAGCCTATTAAATTTTTGCTATTTATCATCTTTTCAGTTCTATCTTTCATAATCCATTCACTATTCTCATTTTGTATTATAATAACCGGGCCTGATTCTAATATATTATATTTATCCCAAAGCTTAACTCCTGAGGCAATTGATATAGCCATATCTAATGCTATTGTTGATTTAAAAGTTTTTGGTTCTCCGGCCACAATACCGTGTGAATTTCTTAACCAAAGTTCTTCTATTAACCAACCAGGATGTGAGTCTAAACTAGCCATTAATTTGTTATAACTGATGAATGGCAATTTATTTAACTTCTCACTAATAGGTTCATCAGTTTGTATATGTAATTTGCCATCATATACTTTTTGTATTTCTGTCAATAATCTTTTATGTTCATCATTACGACCTTTATATTTATTCCAGGCAGAACCTTGTATTAAGTTAACTATGTCCTCCATTGGGATACTCTTTTGAACTAACTCTGATTCTAATTTCCAAAGCATATCTGACCTATTACCTACTGTTATTTTATCAGGGGGGTATTGTAACATCCTACTTAATTTTGAACCAATTTGATTTTTATATCTAGTTAGTAATTCGATGAACCCAGTAGGGCCGCTGGCAGTATCTATTTTGTCGAGATTTGCAAAACGAAACTTATTATATATTGTATTTTTGTTAAATAAAACTCGACCTTCCTGAACCGGTTCATATTTATAATTTTTTGTACCTGGAATTCTTAAAACTTGAGTTAAATCCCAACCTCCTTTGTCAGCTCCTATTGCATAAGTAAGGCTTTTATTTAAAGTCTTTAATTCATTCACATCCATTATTTCATCCAAATACCACAGTGATTGATATCTCTCATTTGAGGACTTCCAAGCAACTGTGGGTTCAATATTACAGCTATCAGGTTTAACAAAATCTAAATCTGCATATAATATATTGCTATTATTAGCATATTGTTCTTTTCTTTTATTTTTAGAAAATGTAAGGGGAGTCCAATATATATCATTATTAGCTTCCGATAATTCTTTGAATTTTTTTACAATTAACTTTTTATCCTCAGGAAATTTATAATTAAAGTCCTTCCAAGGATTTCGTTGAGAGATAAAAATATAACCGGGTTGTTGTCTTTCCCAGGTGTTTATGCATACTTTTAGTCCCTCATCCATTAATTCCACCCCCATCTAGTCATCTTCTTTAGTAATTGAAAATTGTTAATATTAACATTTTTTAAACCATCATTAGCTGCTATTAAATTAGCTAAACCCACTACCCTAGGCATATTATCTACTTTTTTATCCAGCAATATAGCTGCCATGCCTTGTCCCATTCTATCTTGTCCTTCGACTCTTACAATAAAAGTATAACTCACAAAATAATCATATTTGACTTGTTTCAATAGTATCCTCCCCCTTCCCTTTAACCTCATATTTTCTAGCTGGCCATTCCTTTGGTAATTTATTTATAGAATATAGCCATGACCAACCTACTTTTTCTGCCTTAAATAAACCCTTCCTTGTGGCATATAATACCTTACGTAAACTTTTTCCATATCTTTTAGCAACCTCAGATGACGTAATCATTTTATTCATTGGATTATCACCTCCCTTTGGTTTTATTATATAATAAATAAGCTCTTTTGTAAATAGCAAAATTCTCCACTTTCACTTTATTGCTATATATAATAATATAACACCTTGGCTAGGGCCATTCATTTTTAAAGTGGAGAATTTTCCTATTTACAAATCGGAAACTTTGTTATATAATAAAAACAAAGGAAGGAGGAAGATATCTTGGGAAAGACATTAATAATTATAATAAACAGTCAAAGGAGAGTTCACAGACATTATGAAAATAAAGCCATGAGATTATTTCTGAAACGGAAATTATTGGAGCTTTATCCTCATTACCCTATTTATATTCTTGAATCAGGTAATTGCCCCCCGCCTCAAAATGAGGTATTAAGGTTCCCCAAACGAGTTTGGTGTCCCTATTGTAGAGGCATAAGACATTTCTATCATGATAAAGAATTTGATGTTCATAGGTGTCCGATTGATACAATAACTGAGAATGACTTTTGGGTTAAAAAATGGAACAATTTATATTATCGAGATTCTTCCTCTCAAAATAAAAAGAAGGGAGGTAAAAGATGAAACGTATATCTAAAGATGAATATTATCTAGGTATTGCTGAGGCAGTAGCACAAAGAAGCACTTGTTTACGCAGAAAGTATGGAGCTATAATTGTGCAAAATGAAGAGATAATTGCTACGGGATATAATGGCTCACCTAGAGGTTGCAGTAATTGTTGTGACTTAGGATATTGTGAAAGAGAGAGACAAAAAATACCACAAGGCAAAAATTATGAATTATGTAAAGCAATTCATGCCGAACAAAATGCTATAATAAGCGCTCCTAGAAGAGATATGTTAGGAGCTGAGTTATACCTATATGGCGAGGAAGCAGATGGTTTTACAATTGAAAATGCTGAACCTTGTGGTATATGTCAAATGTTAATGTTAAATGCAGGTATAAGACATTTTATTAATTTAACAGGAACATTTTATATTAGCACAGTAAAAGAGGTATAATAATGGACACTCTTATTTTAATAATTATTTTATTTATAATATGGCTTTGTATACCTAAAAATAAAGGAGATGGTGAAGATGGATAATAATACATTTATTTTAGTACTTATTAGTTTTGCAATATTCGCTGCAGCATTTGCAGCTATGATGACGGGAGGATTTTAAAATGTTAATTATAATTGAAGGTATGGATAATACAGGTAAATCAACTTTGGCTAAACAATTAGCAGAAGATTTACAAATTGATTTAAGACATTCAAAAGGTAAAGATATTGATATGAGTGACAATTTATTAGACATTTATTGGGATAGTAAAAAAGGTCATTTAATAACTGATAGAATTAATTTAATATCAGAAGTCGTTTATGGTCCTATACTTAGAAATCAAAATAAATTAGAAAAAACTAAAAAGATATGGTGGGAGATTTATGATAGTCTTGAGATTGTAATTATATATTGTAGACCTTCCTTAGGAATGATTTTACAATCCATGTCAGAAAGAGAACAAATGGAGGGAGTAATCGATAACACTGAGCAATTACTATTAGCATATGACCGAGAAATTCTTCAGTTAGAAAAGGATAAAAAACCAATTTTTAGGTATAACTATATTGAGGATAATTATGAAGAGGTTTTAAAAATGTTAAAAATAGCTAAAAATATAGCAGATATGAAAGAAGAAATATTTGCAAAAATAAGGAGGAGTTTATAATGAATATAAATGATATATCAACCCACTTTAAAAAGCCAGATGATATGTTAATAGAAATATTTAATAAGCAAAAAGTTTTAATGGAGAAATATCATATAATTGAAGCCCCAATGAGACTTACACAAGATTGTCCAGTTGATTTGAATGACCCTAAAGGACAATTACTTTTAAAAGATTATGCATGGAGGACCACAGAAGAAATAGGTGAGGCATTTGCAGCTTTAGAGGATAAAGAAGCTGAGGAGCACATTCAGGAAGAAATTGTGGATGCATTACACTTTTTAGTAGAAATGGGAATATTAGCCAATATAACTACAGATGATTTAATGCCAGAATGGGCAGAGGATTATAATGCAAAAGCAGATACATTAGAAGAAATATATAAAGCTAATTATGCTGAAATATTAAGCTTAGAGAAATGTTTCAAATGGGGTATAGTTTATAGATTTATAATTGATTTAAGTATGGTATGTCATACCCTTAAAAATAAACCCTGGAAACAAACTCATATGCTTACAGATAAAGCAGAGTTTAAGAAAAGATATGTTAAAGCTTTCTATTCATTTATTAATTTAGCAAATGTAATGAATATAGAACCAGAGTCATTATATTTACTATATTGCAAGAAAAATGAAGTAAATCAATTTCGACAAGAAAGTAAATATTAGGAGGTGACTTATGATAAAACTATTTTTCCCCATGAATTGTCAAAGAGTTAATGCAGAAAAACTTAAAAAAATATTAGAAGACCCTAATTGGTGTATACAATTAAAAAGGGATGGCTGTAGATGCATTATCAAAATTGATGAACAAGGTATAGCTACAGTATTTGGTAGAAAATCGGGCAAAAAAACTACTATACCATTAGAAATTTCTAAGAATTTACCCTCATTAACTAATTATAAATTTCCCAAAGAATTTAGAAATTGTGTATTAGATGCAGAAATATTTAATTCAAACAAAACAGCAGCTGAAGTAGCTGGGGCTATAAATCCCAATAGAGTTAAAGGCCCAGTAGAATGGGAACCTAATATACAATATTGGGTATTCGATATGCCTTACTATCAAAATAATTATTATAAAGACCCCTTGAGAGTTAGATTATTAATGCTTAAGAAATTATTTGCTAGTCATGATTTTAAAATTAATATAAATTTAGTTAATACTTATACTAAATCTAAAGCTCTTTTATTAAACAAATGGCTAACTAAAGGTGAAGAAGGAGCAGTATTAAAAAATCTTTCAGCACAATATATATTAAGTTTTGAAGACGAAGGGGCTAGACCTATTAACAATTGGGTCAAAATAAAAAGAGGATGTGAAGGAGATTACATTATTATTGGTTATGATGAACCTACTCATTACTATACTGGTAAAGACATAGAGAATTGGAAATACTGGGAATATAATAATGGAAGACTTTACAATGGCCCTAAACACTTTGAAGAAGATAAACCTATAACTAAAGCTTATTTTCATCAGTGGCCAGGCTCAATCAAATATGGTTTATATATGACTCAAGAACAAATTGACAAATATAATCCAATGGAAATATACAAAAAAAGTATCGAAGAAAGAACTTTAGTTACTATAGGTAATGTCTCTGGTTTAACAGATGAATTTAGCGAAACACTTAAGACTTCTGGTAAATATTATAAAGGTAAAGTAATAGAACTAGGTGGGATGCAAATTATTAAAGAAACTCAAGCAATTCGTCATCCTTATATACTTAGACTAAGAGAAGATAAAGCACAACATGAATGTTATTTAAAAGAAGGGAGCCAAACAAAATGTCAGCAGAAAGAGGAATAATAAGACGATTTATTAAAAGAGAAATAAATAGACAAGGTTTTGAAAATCATACAAATAAATATTCTATGAATAAAGCTTATTTACACTTAAGGTATGGCAATCAGAATATTACCCTTCAACCTTTGTCAAAACTTAAAGAAAAAATTATAAAAGAAGGGAGGAGAATAGAATATGGAAATTAAAATTGGAATTGATGGCAATGCCTTCTTTGTAATGCTAGGAGAAGCACCAACAGGAATATCAGGTTGGGGAGATACTTTAGAAGAGGCTATAAAAGATTTTGATAATGAATATAGGAAGGAGAACCCAAAAAGTGAGAATATATAAAAATATAAACGATGCAATGGGTGAGATTAAAAGAGATTTAGCAGAAATGGGGATAAGAGTATACCCCGCCACATATCAAAATAAGGATATTAAAAACAATCCAAATTTTGAGACTCTTGAAATACAAAATTATATTTATACTATTTTCCATCCACAACTTAGTGATTTTAAACATGATATATGGGCAGATGCTGAGTTTCATGAGAGAATTAGAAATCAAATTGGTGGGGAAGTAATAGTAAATCCTGGTGAAGCTTATAAATTAAGACCCGAAGTTTGGGAACAATTTTTAAATGAAAATGGCCAATTTGATTACACATATTGTGAAAGAATGTCTCAATTCAATGCTTTAGACCGGATTATAGACCGGATTAAAACAGATAAAGACAGTAGACAATTATTCTTATCAATATGGCAACCCTCAGACATTGAAAAAATTGGAGGTAAAGCTAGAATACCTTGCTCATTGGGATATTTATTTCAAGTAAGAGGTGGAGAACTACACATGACATATTTAATGAGAAGTTGTGATTTTGCCACCCATTTTGACAATGATATCTATTTAGCTAATAGACTTCTCGACCTTGTGGCTAGACATACAGGTTATCCAGTTGGCAATTTTACACATTGGATAGCATCACTTCATATTTACAAAAAAGATATAGAAGGAGTATTCTAATGACTGTATTTGAAAATCCCACTGAGATGTGGAATAAGCTTCATAAAAGTTTCTTGCTTAATGAGAATTTTTTACCTCTAGATATAACTGGAGTTTCTGCTAACCTATATAGTGAGATATATAAAATAGAGTCCTTTAAGGCTGACAAATCCTGGAATATAAGTGAAATGGGATACTCTATAAATAAGTGGAAACGCCTTATAAAGGGTTATTTAGACCCTGAAAGTTATAATAATATGGTTACTAGAGCCAAAGAATTTTATGACAAACACAACTGTTTAAAGCCCGTTGGAATGGTATTTTATGGTAGCAAAGTTAAGATGATAGAAAAAGCAGGTATAGGCGGGACCAGTAATGGTAGAGGTCCCTGCTTACTTTCTCTCTCGTTATACCGATTTAAAGGTAACAAAGTCAAAGTTACTATACATCAGAGAACAATGGAAATGACTAGGAGACTCTATGTAGACCATATTTTTATTTATAAAATATTAGAGGGTATTGGTAAAGTGGCTAATTTTAAGCCCGAAGACTGTGAAGTAACCTGGATAATAGACCATGTATATCAAAATATATATGAAGCTATGTTATTTTTCTATAAAAATCCTGATTTTATTCCCATAGAAGCTAATACTAAATACCAAGAAAGATTTTTAAAGGAATGGGAAGGTTTTGTTAATAAAAAAGAAACGAGTTATCATAGGAGAAGTAGTATTTTAAAAGCATTTCATAATCCTGTAATAGACCACAAATTACACTATACTAAACTAAGATTGGAGGTATAAGGATGGATTGCGAAAAATGTGGCTTATGTGAATTAACAAATAATATAGGAATTTCAGGTTCGGGAGAAAAGAATCCTGATATAATGATAGTAAAAGATTATCCTGAAATGACTATATCACCAGGGGTTAAATTTATTATAAACACTTTAGAAACTAATGGCATTAAAGCTAAATTTTATATTACCTCAGCAATACGTTGTAAACCTCCTTATGAGTATAGAGTTAAAGCTAAAGAAATAAAAGCTTGTAGAGAGTGTTTGATAGAGGAAATAAATAAAATAAATCCTAAATATGTTTTATTACTAGGAGACACCGCTTATAGGAGCATATTTAATAAAGTAGGTATTATGAAAGCTAGGGGGAGTTTATATGAAATAGATAAAATTAAATATTTTGTTTCAATAAGTCCTATGGCTGCTTTAAAATATCCTAAGATGATGCCAAATTTACAAGCAGATTTACTTAAATTTAGTAGATTATATAAGGGAATAAATGATAATCTTGAAAGTAAAATGAAATGGATGTTAGTAGATACAATAGCTAAATTTAAAATATGTTTTAAAGAATTATTAGAAGCTAAAGTTATAAGCTATGACATTGAAAGCAATGGTATTAATCCTATAGCACAAGATGCTAAAATATATTGTTTAGGATTAGCTACAGAAAAACAAGCTTTTGTAATTCCAATGGATTATCCTAACAATATATTTTTAAGAAAAGGTCTTAAAGATAAAGTTATAAAGAAATTAAAAATCGCTTTGGAGGGTAAAAAATTAATAGCTCATAATGGCAAGTTTGATAACAAGTGGCTAAGAGTTCATTGCAATTGGGATGTTAAACAAACTTTTGACACCATGTTAGCTTCTCATTTATTAAATGAAAACAGATTACATGGCCTCAAACCCTTATCAAAGACATATTGTGGAGCTTCAAATTATGAATTACCCCAACCAATAAACCCAGCTGAAACAACATTAGAAGAACTAGCAAAATATAATGCTTATGACGTATTTTATACTATTAAGTTATATAAAATGTTTAGAGAACAATTATTAGAAGATAAACGTTTAGTTACTATTTTTACTAAACTTATAATGCCCGCTAGTAAAGCTTTAGAGTTAGTAGAATTAGAAGGTGCCTATATTAATCCAACACAATATAAAGAAACTTCTGAAAAATTAACCAATGAAATTAAAATATTAGAAATAGAGTTAAATGCCATTGCTGGAAATGCTATAAATTGGAACTCTACTCAACAAGTAGGTAAATTATTATTTCAAGAATTAAAACTACCCGTATTAGAAAAAACTCCTACTGGAAATCCTTCAATCTCCTCAGAAAATGTATTACCCAGACTTCGCAAATATCACCCTATAATTGAGAAGATTGAGAAATTTAAAGAACAAGTAAAACTTAATCAATTTATTGCTTCTTGGGGCAAATTAATGGATAGTAATAGCAGAATACACCCCAATTTTAAGTTAATTGGCACAGTCACTGGAAGACTATCATGTGTAGAGCCTAATTTACAACAAGTTCCTCGAGATGTAATGCTTCGGTCATTAATAACTGCTCCAAAGGGATGGATTTTAATAGAATCAGATTATTCACAGGTTGAACTCCGAGTAGCAGCTATGTTAGCTAATGAACGAAGTATGAAAATGGCTTATCAAACTGGTCAAGATATACATGCCAAGACTGCATCAGCCGTAATGGGAATACCTATTGAACAAGTCAGTAAAGTTGATAGAAAAAAAGCTAAAGCTGTAAATTTCGGATTTTTATATGGTATGTCAGCTAAGAAATTTAGAGAATATGCTCGGGATAAATATGGGGTTGATTTAAACGAAGAAGAAGCCTTTGAGTTTAGAAAAAGATTCTTTGACTTATATCCCGATTTATTAAGCTGGCATGAAAGACAAAGACGTATAGTAGCTAAGTATAAGTACGTCAGAAGTCCAATAGGGCGAATGAGAAGATTACCCGAAATTGACTCTCCTGATAAAGGAGTTAAAGCTGAAGCAGAAAGACAATCTATAAATTCTCCTGTTCAAGGATTCGCTTCTGATTTATGTCTTTATTCCTTAGTTAGAATATCTCGAGAAATACCCCGAAACAAATTTAAACCCATTGGTCTTGTACATGATGCTTTATTGGGGTTAGTTAAAGAAGAATATCTCGACGAGGTTTGTAACCAAGTTAAAGCTATAATGATAGATTCAAAAACTGTAGAACAAGTTTTTAATACTCAGATAACAGTGCCAATTGAAGTTGAACTTAAATATGGAGCATGGGGTTCGGGAATAGTATGGGAGAAAAATAAAAGTTGAGAATTTCCCTATTTACAAATGGCGAAATTTATCATATAATGTAAATATCAAATAAATCAAAGGGAGATATTACAAATGATAATAATAACTTATCCAGATGGACACAAAGAGATAATGAGAAAGATGGAGTACCGAAAGTGGGAGATAAATGCATATTATAGTATTATAAAAATTATAATAGGCGTTGGAATAAGTTATTATTTATTTATATTACTTCTAATGTTAGGAGTATATTTAGTACAAAACCATATTATTTGAGGAGGAATTACTAATGTCACAAAGATTTGAAGGTCTTATAAGTGAAACAGACCAAAGTACTATTACATCAACAATTATGACCTAGTTTAAACGGAGATTTAGATGAAAAGGATATTTTAAATATAATGGAATCTCTAGAGTCAGTTATTATCAATTACAAGGAGTATTGGGATTCATTAGATGAACAGACCAAGTTTAACAGTTGTATGATACTAGCTCTCTTTATAAAAAGTATAATAGTTCAAGATGAATTATGTGAGAGATATTTAACATTAGCAATTAATGGGTATAATAATTATACTTTTATCACAAAGGTAGGTGATGAAAATGCTTTGCCCTTTAAGGAAAAAGACAGCACCAGCTGGGCTCACCCTATTCGAAGAATTTCTAGACTGTTACAAAGAAAGATGTGGTCTATGGTCAGAAACATACAAATGTTGTTCATTAAATAAATTAATGAGAGGAGGTGAAAATAGTGGAGGAGATAATACTATCACATTCAAAAATTAAAACATACCGAAGATGTCCTCAGGCCTATTATTATAAAGAGGTCATGAACTTAGAAACTAAAGTAAAACCATTAGCATTAGAACGAGGAGTTATTATCCACAGTTTGTTAGAGAGTTATTACAAAGGTGAAGATTGGATGCCTAAGTTAAAAGCTTATGCTAAGCAATTTAATAGTTTAATGGAAGAAGAAAGAGAATATTATGGGGCCAATTTTCCTGAAGACCTTAAAAGTATTATGGAACGTTATGTTAAAACTTATAAGGGGAAAAAAGAGAAAATATTAGCAATAGAATTATCATTTGTAGATAATCCCGTTGAAATATTACCCGGTCTAAAGCTCAGAGGAATAATCGATTTAATCATAAAAGACGAAAGAGGAACCTGGATTGTAGAGCATAAAACTCATAAACGTATACCGGGAGAGGAACAAAGATTTTATGATATGCAAACAGCTTTATATACCATAGTTGCTGAAAAGTTAGGGTATAAGATAGATGGTATATTGTGGAATTACTTAAGGACTAAACCCCCTACAATCCCTAAAGCTTTAGTAAAAGGAGGAATAAGTAGAGCTAAAGACATAGACACAGATTATGACACTTATTATAAGGCTATAATAGAAGCGGGATGTAAACCAGAAGATTACCAAGAAGAATTAAATAGAGTTAAGTTTAATAAATTCTTCGAAAGACGTTATATGCCAAAGTCAGAAAGATTAAATCAGTCAATCTTAAAAGAAGTACAATATATTGCTAAACGCATTAGTAAGATTGCTAAATATCCTTATAGAGCTTTGGATAAAATGATATGTCAAGGATGTTCATATAAAAGTTTATGCCAATCGGAGTTACTTGGTTTAGATACTGAATTTATACTTAAGAATGAATATAAAGTGAGAGCAAAGGAGGTGAAAAACGTTGATAAAGAACAAATCGAAGAAGATTGAAACTGATAATAGGTTTAGAGATTTTGAAAATAGTTTGGTAAATGTAGCTGATATAGAAGATTTTCTTAAATTTTTAGTTTACGGTAGGTCAGGTACTGGCAAGACAACTATATTAGGCTCTTTACCTAAACCTCTCCTTTACTTAGATGTTAAAGATAAAGGAACAAAAAGTATTAAAAATACTGAAGGTATTGTGGTAAAACAGATTAAGAATTGGGAAGATTTTGAAACAGCTTATTGGTATTTAAAATCACATTCTGATAAATATAAATCAGTAGTAATAGACACAGTTACACAGTTACAGGATGTTTGTTTGAAAAAAGTTAAAAGAGTTAAGGGTTCTGAGGATGATGAAGGTTTAGTAAGTAAAACTAGTCGTCAAGCATTTGGAGAAGCTTCAGAAATGATGAAAACTTGGATAATCAATTATAGAGACTTGCCTATGGTAGTTGGATTTGCCGCTCAAGATAGACTAAAAGCTAGTGATGAAGAAAGTGATGACATGGATGTATTAATACCAGAAGTAGGCCCATATGTTATGCCTTCAATAGCTAAAATACTCAATGCAGCTGTGGATATAATAGGTCAAGCATTCGTAAGAGAAGTAGAAAAGAAAGTTAAAAATAAAGAAACAGGCAAAATCAAAACAATATCCACAGTTGAATATTGTTTAAGAGTTGGTCCACACCCTATATTCACTACTAAATTCAGGCGGGATCCTAGTATTAAGGGAGAAATACCCAATATTATAGTTAATGCCACTTGTGGCAAACTAATAAAAATTTCAAACGGAGAGGATGGTAAATAACCATGAAAAAAACTAAAAAAGGCAATGTAGTTAGAGTAGATTTATCAAATGTAGAATCAAGAGGACCACTAGTTCCTGAAGGAGACTACACAGTAAGAGTATCAGAGATTGAGCTTAAAACTAGTGAA